TCCTTGGGCACGGGCAAGCCACGCTCTTTCAATTGCCGCACGAGTGCGGCCTTTGACTCACTCATGGGGAATCAACCTCACGAGACGACGCCAGTGATTTTACAAATCCGGTTGTTCTTACCGGCGGCGGCACCATCTTGGTGCTCGTGAATCACAGTTCCCATGTACGAGGTGAGGAGCCACGAGAAGCCGACACCCTCAATACGGGTAAGTTCAGTCTCTTGGAATCCGTCGCCGTTGTAGGTGAAGAACTCAGCGGTTTGTGCGCCCTTGATGAGCAAGAGTGCGTCAGAGCCGATAGCACCGGAGGCTCCGAAGTCTCGGGTGTAGTACACATCAAGCGTAATCATCGTGTTGAGTCGCTCTTGGAGGGACTGCAACAGGTTCGTGTAAAGGCGAGTGTTCATCATCTGCGAGCGGCAGGTGGCTGGCAGGATGAGAGCCAAAGGCTCGTTGCCGGAAACACGGGCGTTGTTGAAAATTTTGTCCATGGCGTCAAGGATGTCCTTCTCTTCGTCAGCACCGCCAGCACCCCAAACAGCCGTAGCGGCTTGGGTTTGTCCAGCGCCACCGTGCAACTTACCGAGAATGTGGTTGTCAATCAGGTCAGCACGGGCTTGGATGATAGCCAACTGTTGTCGGTTCATGTTCTCAAAGGACTCGCCACGAAGGAGCGTGGAGTCAAGGAACACACAGCGGCCCTGACCCTTCTCCAAGTGGACGGAGTAGTTGGCCGTTCCGATTTTGGTTGGGTCAACGACTGCGTTGTCGTCCAATGGGTAGGAAAAGGTTCCGCTTGCGCCAGTGTACCAAGTAAAGGTCAGCCAGCCGACAGTTCGGACACCGACAACTTGCGTACCAACTGCAATTGTGGTGGATTGGAGTTGGATGAAGTCTCGGAGGGTCTGCTCAAGAACAGCGTCGCCCTTACCGAAGGGTCCGGTTGCGGCGCTGACATTCAAAATTTCTTCAAGGGATTGGTTGCTCATATTTTTCATCTCCATTTTTTTCATTGACCTCAAGCCGAACGGCAAAGGACTGGAATTAAGTCTCCCGAGGCTGGGGTGATACCATCCTCACCCATGTAATATCCGACAAACTTCGCACCGGAAGCAGTCGTGTGAACGAATCCATCGTTGCTGTCGTCAACATAGAGGGATTCGCCAGTCTTGAGAACGCCTCCACCCACGCACTTGATGTACTGGACACCGGAAAGGGGGATGATTGAAACAGTGCCGGTACCGGCGGCTTCCAGTTGGTTGTCAGCGCCACGGCTGGATTCATCAATGGTCACACCGATGGGCACATCGGCTTTCGCCGTGGTAATCATTATACCGCTGGCGTCGTACTTCACAAGCAGACCTGCGCTTGAGAAGGTGTTTTGAATGTCTTTACAGTTGACAGGGCTCAGTCCGGAATACATCGTCATCTTTTATCACTCCAATTGTTCGTATAGTTTTGCTCTCGTTTCCCCGACCATAACTTGGTTGTAAGCCTTGGCCCATGCGTTGTATGCACGAGCGTACAGGGTTTCGGGAGTCTTGACGAGTTCGCCGTTAAGGTAGTTGGCGACCACGGGTTCTGCGGCTTCTGAGGCGGCCACAGGTTCGGATGCTGGAACGGCTGGTGCCATTTCCACTTTTGGTTCTTCAACCACAGGGCGGGAGGCTTCCCACGATGCAATCATCGTGTTCAGCGTCTCGCTGGAAAAGTCTTCGTGTCCCTTGAGTCCAAGTTCGCTTGCCTTGTTAACAAGTGAAAGTCGGTCTTCTTCTGCTCGGGCTTCTTCTGCGGCCTCAAATTCAGCGATTCGTGCTTCTCGTAGAACGAGTTCTGCTTTGAGAGCCTCAAGTTCGGAGGCCATGTTGATTTCTTCGTCGGTCATTTTGCTCACCTTCGGTTGAATATCGCTACTATCGGTTTGATACTTAAGCGTTGTTGATGCCTCAACTCTTTCAACTTTCTCAATGTTTGCCTCCCTATATGCGGGACGGTACACGATTGCGAGGTGGTCAAAGTCAAAATCGTCGGCAAACCACATGGTCGGCCGGCCACCTGCTTCCTCGGCCTCAATGACCTCCGAGGGAATGCCGGTTCCGCCGATAGAAACGCCGTAGTCTGAGCGCAGATAAAGACCTGACTCAAGTGCGGAGAACAATTCAGGGCGAACTACTTCGGCAACATAGCGGACAACATAGCCTCCTTTGCGGTCGTGGTAGGAGGCTTCGGTGACTTCTCCTACTACGGCTTCGTTGGTCCCGCCATCCATGTTGCGAGTGAACCGTCCCATTTCAGCCTTCGGGTGGTTGAGAGTGACATCAGCGCCAACCATTTCTTTAGCAAGACGCTTTGCCAGCGCAGGACGAATGCCCCACTTGTTTTTGTTGACGCCGTTAGTGAATGCAACGCCGCTGATTCGCATAATGGTCTTACCAGTGGAGGCTTCAATGCGGGTTTCAATTTCTTCAACCTCAACCTCACAAGTAACAGCGACACGAACACACTTGCCATCCTTCATCTCCTTGCCGGGTGGGCAAGAATCCATGTGGTAAGATGCCTCCTTGTCCTTGTCCTTGTCGTAAGCGGCTTCCTTCTCAACCATTTTCATGTACTCTTCGTGAGATTCGCACGGCATGAAGTTGTCGCCATCACGGTGAATGCCCTTGCATCCCAACTCTTGAGCCCGTCCGCCTGCTTCACGAGGGTTGTCGTAGCGGTCCTTGCCAACTTCTTTTGCCTCAACAGGCTCGCCATCGCAACCGCAACCACAGCCTCCTTCTCCGGCCTCGGCGTGGTCTTTTTCGTCATGCGCTTCATCTTGGTCTTTGAACTTGTGACCTTCGTGCGCCTTCATGCACTCATCTTTTGTGTAGCCCATGGCAGTGCATCTGTCCATGTACTCTTGATGTGTTTCAGTGCTTTTTGGTTTGGGCTCTGCGGCCTCAACCGACTCTTCATCTTCATAGAACTCTTCGTAAAATTCTTCGTAGTATTCCTCTTCCATGTTTTCACCGCTTGTGTATTGTGTGACTGATTTTCCACGCTCCCACATTTTGCATGACCAGTACCGGGCTTTGGTTTTAGGGCCGGGGTTGTCACAGTTATGTCGGGAACGGAAGTTGCGTCGTCGCTCAGGGTCGTCTCTTTTGATTTCCATGTTAGGGTCACCGAAGCGAACTATGACGACTTTGCCGCTTTCGTTTCTAACATATACGGCGAATTTTTTCGCCGCACCTCTTGTACGGAATGGTTTGTTGAGGGTGACCTTTCTGCCTTGGTACTCGGCGGCTTCCAACTCAACTACTGGTGCTTCAATCCCCCAGTCTTCATACTCGGGGAAATCGTAGGTGAATGACTCTTCCTCAGCAGTCCCGGCCTTTTTACTACGAGGATGGGACTTGGGAAGAAGGTCATTGTCTTGCTTGTAGTTGGGGTTGGATGGACGGCCGTTGCGTAGTAGGTAAAGGAAGGCTTTGACTCTTGCGATACCCCATCCAGTTCTGCCCATGCCGGGTGCGTGGCTACGGCTGAAAGCACCAGCACCACGACGAAAGACAGACTTCAACGCCCCCATGCTGGCCTTTGACCCTTTGCCTTTTGCGGCCACCTTTTTGTTATGCTCAGTCATCAACTTACGAATACGAGACTCCGTACCCTTGCTCATTTTTATGGACTTGTTGGGTTTCTTAGCGGAGCCCGGTTTGTTTTTCTTTGACCCCTTGCGTCGCTCGCTTGGCTTGGCCGGCGTCTTTCGTGGGTCACGCTTTCCGGGTCGGCCGTACTGCAAAGCCTCTACCGTTTCAATAGTGGCGGTGTAGTCGCTGTCCTCAAAGGTGTTCATGCAAAAAGCGTACCTTTGGTCACGGTCGGGGAAATCCTTTGTTGATTTGCTGTCCGCCATGCAACGAGCGATGAAGTCTTTCTTCATTTCACCGTCACGAGGACTCGGCATGATATACCCACACTCCGGGTGACTTTTAATCCATTCGCCACAACTGTTGATTTTCGTTGCGGATTTCGTAATACAACTTTTCTGACATCACATCCTGCACATCATCGTAGGACAAAACAGGTTTGTAGCCTAATTTTGTCACGACGCTTACAAGACTTGCCATGTGAGTTCCGTCAATTGGGTTTAGCACAGTTATTTTTGGTCGTAGGCCAAGGTTAGCGTTGCGAACTGACAGCAAGTAGGAGTGCCAGCCATTCTCCCTATACTCAGGCAAAATGTAGGTATTGCCAACAAAGTGAAAGTGCCCCATGTCAAGCGACCCCGTGTAGCCAATCGGAATGCCATCATACGACAGCACCCAGTGAGACATAAGGTCAAACACTTGCGGGTAGCCCTTTTCAGAAGGGGTTGGGTATTGATGAGGCCAGCCGTCGTGAAGAAACCTGTGCAACTTTACGCTCAGTCCTCTTTCTTCTTCCATACGGCCTTACCCTCACGAACCAATTCAATTCTCGCTCGGCGTTCTTCCGCATCCATGGTATGCTTGTGTTCTTGGGCCTTGAGAGCCATCTGACGCTCAAGAGCGGCCCTTTCTTCCATAACACGGGTTTGGGACTCAATGACGGAAGGATGCAGTTCTGTTTCAGTCTGTTGTTCTTTTTTCCACAACTCAAGCATTGTTGCGAAGGCTGGCTGTGCAGTTCCGCCTATGATTGCGATAAGGGCGATGAAACCCTCAATGTTTTCAAGCACAACCTCCGGTCGGTGAATACCCATGGCCACTACTGCCCCGCTTGCGGCAAGCCAAAGGTACACGGCTGGTAGCGCCGTCCATTTAATCATCTTGTCATTTACACTGTCTTTGTGTTCTCTTGCCATTATTCCGCCTCCTCGGGTGGTTTGTTCTCATTGTTGCGTGGTGATTCACCAGTTGAACTACGACTGTTTGGTTTGACATATCGTTGTTTTCCTTCGTTGCCCCTCATGCTTGCCAATCCAAGTTGCTCTCGTGCCTCGTTTAGCGTGCTGATACCGGCTTCAAAGGCCATGACTACTCGGCGTGTGGATTCAAACGGGGACTCTTCATCAATAGGTTCAAATTCAACCTTTGGCAAATCAGCCATCGTGTGATTGATACCAAGCAAAGTAAGGTGCTTTGAAAACAACTCGTGCATAGATTGAGACAATACTTTTTGCAGACGACGGATAGCCTGTACGGACCACTGGTTGGCGTTGAAAGTAGCGGCAAAGGTTGAGCCACGCTCTTGACCCATAGAGACTCGGGGGACATGCAACACGGCTGAAATATCACCGTTGACTGCGTCAAGGAATGAAGAGTTGTCAGGTATTGTGTTCTTTAGGTCAACAAATTCCATGTTGACATAGTGCGGCAAAATTGGCACTTGGTCAGCACGAAGTCCGTCCAGTAGGTCGCTTACCTCATCCATGACAAAAGTTAGGCGGGCATTTGCTTCATCGGGGTCTGTAATCCCAGCAGTAGCCTCTGAGCCAATCGTAATGAACTGCTTGGTCAGACTGTCTTCCAAGGCTATGCGATTGTTCATGCTGTTGTATTTAGCACGGATAGCCTGCTTGAGCGACGAGAAGCGGGATGCACCCCATACGCCGTATGTCCATCGGCCCAACCTGTCCCTGTACCAATACGACCGATAGTCAATACGGATGTGCAAAATTTCACTTCGTGGGAACTCTTGCATGTCCCGGTCTTGTTCACGAAGCAAGTAGCGTTCGTTGGTAAGAATCGCATTTTCTTTGTCAGTAGTTGTGTTAGGAGGGCGATTATCAAGAATTGTGATTTGAGCGACTGGTAGTGATTGAACTTCGGTGATACCCTGCCTGCTGTTGCCCACATACTTGTTTATGTCGTTGCCGTACACCATGAGGTTTCTCATGGCGTTGATAAGCAAATCGTCAAATTCAAGGACTTCCTCAACGAGGTTTTTGATTGCACTACGAATCGCATTGTTTTTTCCGCCGCTGACACGGTATTTGTTGGCAGTAAGGCTGATTGTTCGGACTGCGCCGTTGAGTTCGGGGTCGTAGTTCAGCATGTTGTCGTAGAGGTCATAATCGTTTTGGTAATCGTACCTGTCTCGGAAATCATTTGTGTCTTTGACGATGTCATCAATTCCCGCCGCCATAACAGTGAAGGGATTTTTGCCACCACGATGAGCAGTTCTGCGTAGTGGTATCGTGTCGTTTTGTCCTGCCGATACCGCTCGCCAAGTAAAAGGGTTCCACCACGCCATGTAGTGAACCACATAAGCGGTGCTATTTGAAGGTTCTTGACTACGAACCAAATTTTGGATATTTTCTGTGTTGTTTCGGCCTTCTATTTGCCTTTTTGACAATTTTTTTTCTTTTGCCCCAGCCGCCCATGCTGGTGGTTTTACTTGCCATCGGAGCATACTCAGTGTTTTTTGGCTTGAACTGGTCAATAGCATGGGCCAGCGCCATGACAGTGTCGTTGTGTTTGCCGACATCAACGATTTCCCCTTTCTTCCAAACATGAGACTCCAACTCGTCCAACACAATAGACACTTTTTTTCTGATGTTATCACTTCCGTAGGGGAACACAACCAACTCTCTCTCAAACCAAACACGAAGTCTGTTGAGTAGTCCTTGCTTCAAGCCTTTGTTTGACGCTTTGGACGGCCGATATTCAAGGTGACCGCCCTTCTGCTCAATCACCGTTTCGTAAAGACGCTGAAAACCTACATCCTCCGCCGCCACAGGTGCTTTGAAGTGCTGAGCCCATTCAATGATAACATCAGCCTGCTTGTCAGGAGGAAAGTCATTTCGTCGCCACATATCAACAAAGTGAATGTAGCCCTGCTCATCTTGTCGCAAGCATATTAAGACGGAGTAGTCTTTTCCTATACCATGGGCGGGGTCAAAGCCGAGGATGAATTGGACGGTACTGTCGTTGAACTCACCGTTAAAACCACCGACTGCATCTATGTTTATGTTTTTTCTGATGAGATTCCTGTTGAATACTTGGGCGTCATCGTCCACGACCTTGCACAAATACTCTTGAGCGAAGGCGAGGTCGTCGTCCATGGAGACTTTTTGTTCCAAGAGAAAATCAGTTGGCCTAAATTGGGGCCAAAGTGGTGTTAACTCTACATTGTCCGGGTCAGCCCTGTGCTCATCCCAGTTGGTAAAGGCAGACCATGTGCCTGACTTCCATACTTGCTTTGCTTTTTCTGACAGCATTTCAGTATGGTACAGGTCGGTGTGGGACATCGGTGTGCCCACGACAAAGCAGGATGTGTTGGGGTCCAGCATCGGCGTCACCACTTTCTTAAACCAGTCACGCACAGCATCCATTGTCATGTCCCCTATTTCTGCGAGAACATCATCAAGAGCAACAACGGCCGGGTGTTCCCCACGAATCGCCGAACCTACACCAGTAGCCTGAATCCATGCGCCGTTTGTGAACTGGATTTTTTGTTTATTGGACTTGCGTTCGTCAAGGTATTTACGCAGTTCAGGATGGCGGCGCATGTCTGTTTTGATTTCTTCAAGACGGTTTGAGGCTTGTCGTATGCTTGCCGAGAACAGCCACACCTCCATAGGCTTATCGTTGCGCTTTTCAAACAAGCACATGTGTAGCAACTTGACTCGCAGTGTGGCAGACTTGCTGTGGGAGCGTGGGGCGATAATACAAACACGGTGGACAGAAGCGCCTTGGCGGTCGGCATATAACTGCATCCATTCCCCTATGTGGTCAGCCCACTGATACTCAGGAGACAACCACTCGTAAAAGTGTTTGATGTCGTGCTCTGAGCGGCGAAAATTAAAATTAGGCATTACCAACTTCTCTGTCCCCCATAACCCATGAGTTAGGCTTACCCTCTTTAACGACACGCATTGAGCCGCAGTGAACATTTCGCTTGGTCTTTTTGCACCAACGCTTGCAGTTCGTATTTGTTCTACGCATGGCAATCCTGCCACAGTTGTTGCACTGTCTCAATTTCTGCGGCATGCAGTTCCTTGAGCGTACCACTCTATCAATCCTCGTGAACAACAGGGGCAAACAAAGAGCCGATGTAGCCCTCGTCTTTGTCAATGAAATAGGCGGCAAGCCCAGCAGTAGAGGTTGTGTAGCCCGAGCGAGCGTGGTAGCGGTCATGCCCTGCAAGGGATGGCATTTGTACGATAAGGCATCCGTCTTTTTCTGTTAGGCGCTGGTGATGCAAATGACCGTGGAACCACACTTTGTGAGTAGTCACACCCCACTGCTGACGAGCCTCAACAGCCATAAGACCAGCAAGGTTGGTCTTGCGAGACAAACCGTCGCCATGTGTAAAGCCAAGTAGCGTGTCGCCGTAGGTGAGGTACTGTCTGTTGTTGGAACTGATTGTGATTGTGACATCATCTGCGTCCTCGTAAGCGGCCGATAGGTACATCATCAGGGCAATTGACGAATGGCGGTCATGGTTGCCGGGCATCATCACAATTTCAACTGGTGCTATTTGTCGCAGGAGGTCAATGTGTTCTCGGGCAAGACGGCATCCAGTTATGAGTATCTGCGCTGGTGAGGCGCACATGTCTTGGGGAGTGCCTTTCGTGGTTGTTCCGTAATCGTTGTCAACATGGAACCAATCGGAACCAGCACCAATGTACAACTTTTCGGGGGCGACGGGGATGCGCTCAATGAGACTTTGGGTTTTTTCAAACAACCTTTTGCGTGCTTCTTCAAAATCATAGGTTTCGCCCACTTCATCTGACCAGCCATACTTGCCCCAGTGAAAGTCAGTAGGGCAAACAACAAGGGCATAGGGCTTGCTTGTCTTCTTCAACTTAAGGCGGGGCACACTCTTGGGCGCTTTTTCCAGCGAACCTTTCAGATAGTCCACCTGACTGAGGAGCGAACGCCATTTTTCAGCATCGTCCTTCAACTCTTTCTGCTCTCGCTTGAGAACTTTGACCTCAGTGCTGTAAATTTTGCGACTAAGGATAGTGTCAACGAGTTCATCCTCATCATGGTCAAGCACCTCTTCCATAGTGACAGGCTGACTGTTGCGGTTGATTTTGAAGGTGCGGCGCCATCGGTGAACAAACGCAG